TGAATCTGGTGAATGGAAAAACTTAGATGGTAGAACATTTACATCAGGCCAAGCACAAGGTTTCAACAGACAAGTAATGGCTGAAAAATTGGGGTATGGTAATGGTGTACCAACTGCTCAAAGTATGATGCCAACTGTAGACCCAGATGGTAAACCTTTAAATGTAAACATTGAAGGAACTGCAGTTGGGGATGCTCTAACAAAAGATTATTCTAAGTTGATGAAAACTATCAACGCTAAAAAAGGTAAATGATAAATGGCTGAAAGAAAAGAATACTTTTATAATCCAATTGATTTAGAAAAGGATATTGCAGTTGGAATTACTTTGCCTTTTGGTAAGAATAAAGGATTGTTTTCTTTAAGTTATACAACTGAAGAACAAGCAATATCTAATTTAAAAAATCTTTTATTAACCAGAAAGGGTGAAAGATTATTTCAACCTGAATTTGGTTCATCTGTATATTCTCTTCTATTTGAACAAATGAATGAAAGTTTATCAACTCAAATGGATGAACAACTGAGAGAAGATATTGGATTTTGGCTACCATATATAGTAATTGATGATTTGATAATTCAACCTAATTATGATAGAAATTATGTTGGTATTGAATTAAAATATAGAGTTACTGAACAAGGTTCAAATCAACAAATAATTATGTTTGTAGATTCAGCAGGTTCTGCTACAATACAATAAGGAAATTAAATGGCAAAGGCAAACAGAACAGATTTAGTACAAAAAGATGTATCTTTAGTTGGAAAAGATTTTGGTGAATTAAGAAAAAACTTAATTGATTTCGCTAAAAACTATTTTCCAAATACATACAATGATTTTAACGAATCATCACCTGGTATGATGTTTATTGAGATGGCATCTTATGTTGGGGATGTTCTTTCATTTTATACTGATACTCAATTAAGAGAATCCTTATTAACTAATGCAGAAGAAAAGGTAAACTTATTTAACCTTGCGGCAGCATATGGATACAAACCAAAGAATGTTGTTCCTGCATCTGTAACATTAGATGTGTTCCAATTAGTTCCTGCTAAGGGTATTGGTGATGATGTAGTACCTGATTTTGATTACGCTCTTAAAATACAAAGAGGAATGCAAGTTGGTTCTGATGAATTTAGTAATGTACAATTCAATACAACTACAGATGTTGACTTTCAATTCTCATCATCATTTAACCCAACAGAGGTTTCAGTTTATCAAATTGATGAAAACACAAATGAACCAATTTATTACTTACTAAAGAAGCAAGTAAAAGCAACATCAGGTACAATTAAAACTAAAACATTTACATTTGGTTCACCAAAGATATATGATAAAGTAAGAATTCAAGATGATAACATCATTAAAATAAAATCTATTACAGATGAAGATGGTGATACTTGGACTGAAGTTCCATTCTTAGCACAAGATACTGTATTTGAACAAATTGAAAACAATGAAGATAATAGTGATGATTTATCACAATATAGTGGAGAAGCACCATACCTATTAGAATTAAATAGAGTTCCAAAAAGATTTATCACAAGATTTGAAAACGAAGGTAATTTAGTAATTCAATTTGGAGCAGGTATATCATCAAACGCCGATGAAGAAATTATACCAAATCCAGATAATGTGGGTGCGGCATTATATACAGCAAACGCATCATTAGACCAAGGTTTAGACCCATCAAACTTCTTATATACAAAAACATATGGAGTTGCTCCATCAAATACAACTCTAACGGTTGAATATACAGTTGGTAATGGTATTCAAGATAATGTACCTGCTAAAGATTTAATTAAAATTATTGGTAGAACATTTGAAAATGATAATACACTTAATCTAAATCAAGATACATTAAGGTTTGTTCAAAATTCATTAGCGGTTACAAATCCAAACCCAGCGGTTGGCGGTAGGAGTAAAGAATCAGATGATGAAATTCGTAACAATGCAATGGCATACTTTGCAGCACAAAACAGAACTGTAAGTAGAGAAGATTACATTATGAGATGTTATGCATTACCACCACAATTTGGTTCGGTAGCAAAAGCATACATAGTTCAAGATTATCAAATTGAAACAAAAAATAAAAATAACGAAACTATTTCATCTGAAATACCAAATCCTTTGGCGTTGAATCTATACACATTGGGGTATGATAATCAGAAGAAATTAACTCAACTGAATCCTGCAACAAAAAACAATCTTAGAAATTACATTTCATATTATAGATTATTAACAGATGCGGTAAACATTAAAGATGCGTTTATAGTGAACATAGCTATCAATTTTGATATTGTTGTTTTACCAGATTATAATTCAAACGAAGTTCTTTTGAGATGTTTAGATACATTAAAAGATTACTTTAACATTGATAATTGGAGAATTAACGAACCAATTAATCTATCACAGATTTATGTTTTATTGGATGGTGTAAAAGGAGTTCAGACCGTACCAAGACCAGATTCAGAAGGTAATGGTGGGTTACAAATTTACAATAAGTATAATGGTAACTATTCACCAAATAAATACGATACTAAACTTGCAACAAAACAAGGTGTAATTTATCCACCTAAAGACCCATCTATATTTGAAGTAAAATATCCAAATATTGATATTAAAGGTAAAGTGGTTACTCAATCATTCTAATTGGAGATAGAAGATGATATATAGAATATACGGACAAAAAGATTCTACAATATATGAACAAGATGCACGAAAAGCACAAAATACAGGTGCTGATGAAATCTTAGAAGTAACCAAATTTTATGATGAAGATACAAGTGAAGTTCTTATTGGTAACAGTAGAATCTTAACTCAGTTTGATATAACATCTATTTCTGAATCAATTTCAAATGGTGATATATCTTCAAATTGTAAATTTTACTTAAATCTAACATCTACAGAACAAAACGAAGTTCAATCTGAATATCAATTAGATGTGTATCCTGTATCTCAAAGTTGGAGTGAAGGTATTGGGCAGTATTATTACTCACCAGTCGTAACAGATGGTGTTAGTTGGCAATACAGAAATGACTCATTATGGACAACAGGTTCATTCCAAAGTGGAACAACAGGTTCTTACATATTCAATACAGGTGGTGGTACATGGTACACATCATCAGTAAACAATACATCATACTCACAAACATTCAACAAATACACAAATGATTTAAAAGTTGAAGTTACCCAATATGTAAAAGATTGGATGAGTGGTAGTAGAGATAATAATGGGTTTATTATCAAACGACCTCAATCGCAAGAAAGTGGTTCTGTTAGATATGGTTCATCTAAATTCTTTTCAAATGAAACTCATACAATATATGTTCCAACTTTAGAAGTAAGATGGGATGATTCAACATATGAAACAGGTTCATTATTAGAGTTAACAGATGATAATATTATAATTTACGATAAGAATTTATTAGCAGAATATAAAGAATTATCAAAATCAAGAATCAGAATAGTGGGTAGAGCTAGGTATCCACAAAGAACTTATGCAACTTCTTCTGCATATAATGAGATTAAATATCTTCCGCAAAATACTTATTATCAAGTAAGAGATGTTGAAACCAACTTAGTTATAGTTCCATTTGATACAACATACACAAAAGTAAGTTGTAATTCTACAGGAAACTATTTTGATTTTTGGTTCAATACACTTCAACCTGAAAGATTTTATCAATTTGAATTTAGAGTTGATAGAAGTAATGGACGAAGAGAATACTTTGATGGTTATGTATTTAAAGTGGTTAGATAATGGCAGAGAATCCTACAAACATAAAAGATAAAAACGAAAGAAGAGATGTAAGAAGAAATACATCTAATCAAATTGTGTCTTATACTCTACCAACTAATTCAGTACAGCAATATGGTTTGGTTAAATTACCTGCAATAAAGGAAGAGTTAAACAAAGAACAATTCGAACGAGTTATAAACACAAATGTTACAGAATTTCAATTTAATATACCAGATACTAATTTAGAATTAATTTCACTTAACGATATATTCTTCCCACAAAAAGTGATTACAGATACACCATCTTTATTAGAACCATTAAGAGAAAAATATAATTCAAGATATACTCCTGATTTTAACTCTAACAATGGGTTGTATGAAATACCAACTGGGTATGATAATGATTATTACCCAACAAAATTACCATTTGATAAGGTGATTACAGGACAATCACAAGATGTTGAATCTGGTACATTCTTAATAACACAAGAATTAAAAGATTCAGGATATGATTTACTATTAAGATATAGAGTTACGGCTGAATATAGAGCAACGGGTGCTGCTGGTAGTGGGTTTAGAACAATGTTTGATTTTGATAATGCGGATGGGATTCAATCACCTAAACTACCATCCAATTCAAAATATGTAAATATAGGATATGTTTTTCAAAACATACCAACACCTGGTGGTAGTGGTAATAACTTAACATTTTACCGTAGAGTTAATCAAGCGACATATAGAGTTACTAATTCTGAAATGAGAGTATTTGATAGATGGCAAGTAAAGGCTATAGTTGGTTCTGCAAATACACAACTTATCGCAGATGGTTCATATTTTGAGATTGAGGTGGTTGAACCACTATAATAGGATATTGAATGGCAATAGATAGATTTAATAATAAAAACATACTGACATCAGTAAAATCACCAACTGATGGAATACAGATATATTCTGATAATGATTTGGAAAAAATATCTGTAAGCAATAGATTATTGTCTAAAAATGAATTAGAACCATTTCAAAATAGAATACCTGAAATTGAATTTCATATTTATTCTGGTGAAAATTTATTATTATCAAATAGAAAAGCTATTCAATTTGAAGATAATGTGGGAACTGATGATGAAGATTATAATATCTTATTAACACCTGAAACAGATGTAAGGTTATCAAATATATCAAGGGGAAATTATTCAATCGTATATAACTTTTTAGAAAAAATAACAAATGAAGTTAAGATTGATAATATATCTGCAAATTCAACAGAATTAGAATTATCACTAATTACACCATCCGACTCAGTTGGTTTAAAATACATTTTAGATGAAATTAATTCTAATCCAAATTTTAAAGAAGATTTTGTTTTAAA